CGCCTGGCGGATGCCCTGCCGCTGATCGTCGGTGATGTGTGTGACCATCGTCGACGACAACTCGCGCAGGATCGCCTCGGCGGCCGGATTGCGAACGCCGAAGCGCCAGATGACACGGTTGCCTTGCGGGTCGGTTACCTTCGGCAGTTCGACGACGGCATTCGTGCCGCCGGCGTTGAAGGCCTCCTGAAGGGCTATTTCGAGAGCCGAGAAAGCCTCGGACTCGATCTGCATCGCTTCGACCGCGCCATTTATGTCGCCACGTTCAAGTCGCTCGATGACGCGTGCCAAGACGATGGAGGAGCGGATTTCGTCTATCGCTTCTCGAAACGCGGCCGTAAGGCGTGGCTCGTAAGTGGCGAGCAATTCGTCGAAGGTCATTCATCCCCCTGATCGCTCGCAACTGGTTTGAGTAACCGGGCATTAAAGCCAGGTCGCTACGAAGAGCCCCCCACACGGAGGTGCTGAGAATGGCGAAGAAATCGGTAAACCAAAAAAGCACGAGGCGAGCAAAAATCTACTTAGTGCGATTGGACGGAGGTGGGTCGAACAGGGACTACCAGCAGTTCTTCGACAACCAAAATCAACTGCTTGGCAAATGGCCGGATCTGACGGGGCATCACAACGAATATCTGCTGAAATCCTTTGCGCCGATCGAATTTCTTCATTCGGAGGCTTCGCGTCGCAAGGATAACAGTTCATTCCGAGAAAGTGTCAGCGTCGTAGAAATCACCAAGAAGATGGCGGCGACCACTCACTCACCGTACCTCGAAACCATACAGAGATACTTCAAGGTCTTCACAGCGGTGAAGCCCCAGATAGACCCTTAACGTCTCCCCTGCACGATGAACACGACGTTGGTCACCCCGTCGTATTTGTTCGGGTCGCCATTCACGATGGCGTAGTCGGTACCGTTGGCAGTGACGACGTCGCCGACGGTCGGCTCGACCGCCAGGCCGACCGACGAGATGTAGATCTGCATGTCGCCGGTCTTGATCGTGGTGCCGTCGATGTAGCGGGCCTCGTAGGCCATCGGGACGAGCGTTGCCGGGTATGGCGTGGGCACCGGCTCGCCGCCTAGGACGGGATCGGGCGGGATCACGCGGGTGACGACGCCGGTCTGGCCGTACTTGGCGATGAGGCGCTGCGCCGTTGCCTGTAGGCGCGCGTAGAGCGGGTTGACCATCAGACTACCAGCGCCCCGGGCCAGACTGGCGTCAAGAACGGCCACAGCAGCCCCTCGATCGTGGTGACGACCGGAGTTGCAAGCGCGACCACATCGTCGATATCGGTCGACGACGACGTCGCGTATTCGACTTCAAGCTGCCCGACCTTCTCACGCTTGACCGTCGAGGTGCCGGTGACGACGGGCGATAGGCTGCCGGGGTTCGTCGTTTCGAGGAACGCGGCCTCATAGGAAGCGTTGATGATTGGGACAGGCACCTCGCCGGATGGGATCGCCTCCCCGTAATAGGTCGACGCACCGGTGCGCGGCCATGCCCGCTCCTGGGCATAGCCGCCGGAGCGGCGGCCATTGAACCGAGGCTCGTACCGATCGATCACCAGAGAACCGCGCTGGCGCGCCGCGGTCTTCTGGGCATCGGTCGTACCATCGGGGAAGACATAGCCGGCCGCCGTAGCGTAAGCCGTGAAGCCGTCGTTATCGCCGTATCCAGCCATGTCATTCTCCGGTGGGTAGAACCCGGCGCTTATGCGCCGGGCTTGGTTGCCAGGTCTTCGAGTGCCGCGATGATCTCGTCCTTCTTGGCCGGCGTCTTGTCGCCGAGCAGCTTCGCAGCTGCTGCCTTGAAGGACATAAACTGGACGGCCGGATCCTTAGCCATTTCCAGGACCTCGGCGGCAGTCTTCGGCGGCTCTTCCTGCTGTGCCTTGAGCTTCGCCAGTTCGGCGTCGCGGTCGGCAAGCAGAGCCTGAAGGCGCTCAAGTTCGGAGCCGGTGTTATCGGCTGCTTCCTTGAGGACCGGAGCCCCTGCGACGACAACGACCGGGTTTTCGGTGTATTCGCCGTCGATCTCGAACCAGTTCGAAGCCTCGATATGAGCCTTCTCGCGGTCGAAGATTTCGACCTCGACCGTCTCGCCCGGCTCAATGAGAACCGGGCCGTTCACCGCGTTGACGCCGCGGGGGCCCTTTTGGGTGTTGGTGACCTTCATTGCCGCCTCCCTTAAATGCCGTCGAGGTAGCGAACGGCCTTCGGCCGACGAATATCGACGCCGCCGACGCGGAAGATGCCGGGGACATCGAACTTCATCGGACCGGTCTGCCATGCCGGCAGGAACCGGAACGGCATCGGAATGTGCATCTTCAGCACTTCCGGCGAGCGACGGTAGGCAACCATGCGCTTGGTACCGCCTGCGCCGGCGGTATCGAGGTAACCGAACACACCGCGGATGGTGAGCGGCTGGCCGGTAGTCCGGGTGTAGATGTTGTTCTTCTCGATCCATTCGAGGATGGTCGTCTGGTTGACGGCATCGATACGACGGGTCGAAAGGTCCAACAGGACCGAGTACGGCAGGAGCAGCGTGTCCGCGATCTCCGCGCCGAGCGTGCCGGTAAAGATGCCGGTGAGCTGGCCGTTGATATCGCGAAGGATCTGGTCCGGCGTCTTGCTGGCGAAGGTCGTCGCCGAGCCGGTACCGTCGGCCGGAGCCGTGGTGGCCGTCGGCGTCGAGGAGTTGACCAGACCGGTGTAGCCCTTGCCGGTATCACCGACGAAGGCGACGCTGTCGATCTTCTCTTCAGCGATGCGACGGGCCGAGCTCGCCTTGTCCGAGGTCAGGCTCATGCCGAGCAGCTGGGCGGTGCCCAGTTCCTCGAGCGTATACCCGTAGCCGATCGCCGCCATGCTGACGGTCGTTTCGAACTTCTCGCGGGTCAGTTCGACCTTCGGCACATCGTGCGCGAGGCCGCTGAACCACTGAGCCTGGCCGACCGAGTCCATGGAGAAGTACGTGACCGACTGAATCCATTCCGGCGCCGAGGTGTCGACGGGGATCAGCTGGGAATACTGGATCTCCTGGTACTTCATCGCGTAGACCGTCGGCTCGATCAACGAGGCCTGACGGATAAGGAAGCTCATCGCGACCTGCTGAGCGTCCTGGGTGATAAGCATGTTCATGTTGGAACGCTCCTGTTAGCCGAGGCGGAGAGCGGCGAGGCCGGCACCCGAGGTGCTGGTATCCCACTGCGCGCCAACGATCTGGGTGTTGCTGGTCGAGACGTTGGTCAGGACGCCCGTTGCCGGGACGTAGTAGACCGGATCGCCAACGGCGACGGCGACCGAGGCCTGGACCACGATCACGCCTTTCTTCATCAGCGCGACGTTGGAGTACTGCTCGTACTTGCCCGTCGGCTGCGTGGGGTCGAGGACAGCGATGCCGACGAACTTGACCGTGGCCTCGGAATCCACGACCTGATTGTCGGCGGTGCCCTGAACGCCGACCTTGCCGAAACCGATACCCTCAGCGTCTTCCGCAAGGCGGGTGACGATGTCGCTCGGCTCCATGTTGAGAACCATACCCTCGACCCAGCGGGCGTGGGTGGCGCTGTAAGTAGTCTGAACTGCCGGCATCACTTGGCTCCCTTCGTCTGCCAGGCCGATTCAAGATCGGAGACCATGGCCTTGTGGGCGGTTGCGGATGCGTTGGCGTCAGTGGTCTGCGAGAGACCCTGCTGAACAGCCACGCGGAACGGATCGACGCCGCCGGCGCTCTTGCCAGCGTCCTCGACGAGCATGTCGAAGCGGGCATCGATGTAGGCGTCCGACTTGTCGGCGACGGCGGCATCGCCGATCTTGGCAACGACGACGGCCTTGCGGATGGCAGCATCGGACAGGCCTTCGGTCTTGACGTCCTTCGCCAGGACCTTGGCCTTGGCGACGAGATCGGCGCGAGCCTGCACGCGCTTGTCGAGGTCGGCGTCGGAAAGCACTTTGGCCTTCGTGGCGTCGAGCTCAGCATCCTTCTTCGCCAGTTCGGCATCCTTGGCGGCCAAAGCCGTCTGATGTGCCGTTTCAGTGGCGGTAAGCTTGGAAATGGCGTCGGCAAGGCGCTGCTGCAGCGTGCCGATAACCGTGGCACCCTGATCGGTTACTTCAACCGGGATGCCATCGACGGTAACCGTCTTCAGGGTCATGATCTTTTCCTCTTTCGGTTTCTGATCACTGGTGAACGGGGCAGCGCCCCACTGTCCCGCACCGTCGCCGATGCGAGCTTGCGACCCGGCGCGCCCACGCTCGACGATGGCGACGTGGTTGATCCGGATATCTTTCTGGATTGCGTCGTACTTCTCGCCCTCGGGCGTCGTGCCCGGCTCCCATGCGAGATCGCAGGTGTAGCCGGCGGAAAGCTCGCGCTTGCCCTCGTCGATCGCCTTGATCGCCGCGGCGTCCATGACAACGAGCGGGATGCGGACGAATTCACCGTCGCGCGCCACCTCGTCGCCGATCTGGCCGACCGAAACGGCCTTCCAAGTGTCGGCGGTGACTGCCTCGGTCGGGTGATCGTTGGTCACCGGCTTGTGGGCGTAGCTGCCGAGGCTGGCCTTGTCGAAAACCTGATCGGCGGAGCGGTAGACCTTCACGGACTGCATTTCCGGCTTCCCGACCTCGCGGCCGGCATAAAGCTGGATACCAGTGCGCGCGGTCTTGACGTCCGCAACAAGGTAGCCGTCGGCGGTCCGTCGCGTTCCCGCGATCGGTGCTGCATCTATGAATTGCATTATTGTCTCCGCGCCGTGTATATGGCCTCCGGAAAAGGAGACCCCAAATGTCAGCACTCGAAAATGCCATCCGCCAGTCTGCTGCCCTGCGTGGCAAAGGAGAATTTCAAGCCGCGATCAATTTGATTGACGAAGCTTTGGCCAACGCTAGCGGAGACGATGATGTACTTGTCATCGCTAACCTCGAAGGGTTGAAGGCAGCAGAGGAGGCAGGTTTCTCTGCTGAAGCAAAGCGATTTGCCGTGGCGATTAAAGCGACTGATCCCGACATGCCACGTATTCAGAAGTACTTTTAAGTAGTCGCATCAATCCCGCCGAAAATTCACGGAGAACACGAATGCTCGCCAAGCTTCACGACACATCAAACGGCCGCCGAGAAGTTTACATCAACCCTCGCTACGTATCAGCAGTAATGGAGCGGTTCGGTCGAACCGAGGTGCTTCTCAACGTTGGGGGCAGCAGTATGGAAGTTCAAGTTTCTGAGTCCGTAGCCGAAGCCGGCGCGGCTCTGAACAAGGCTACGCAAAACGATTGAGGTGTTCACGCCGTGATGTGCTCCACATCACGGCCTTTGCTTGATCCCTTGTCGCCAGTCCTCGAACACCTCACTGAAGATCTCCGGACCCAGCGCGATCTCGCCCTGATAAGGCTGAACCTTGGCAAGGTCCGCGGCATCCTCATCGTAGCTGATGGTGATGTGCGGCTGGTATTCGGGATGATCCCAGCTTGCTCCCCTGTCGACCATCTCGTCGTGGCGCCACGACAGCATGTTGGAGACGAATAGCAGGACATGCGCCTCGCCGAACTTCTCCATCAATCTCGCACCGCCACGCGGGATCTTCACCTCGTCTTCCCAAGTGCTGCCCATCTTCATCCAATCAACCGGTGTGCGGCTGAATGTGATGGTGACGTGCAAGTCGTCGGCCGGGAGCGTGGTCTTGAAGCCTTGCCCCTTGGCCCAGGCAATGATCTCGTCGGCGTTTAGCACCTTGCGCGAGACGTAGAGCGTGCGTGGCGCGGCGTCGGCGGTAACTGGCTTCGCCTTTTCCTTCGGCTCCTCGCCGACGGCGGCGCGCTGCTCGTCATCGTCTGGCTCCTGCTCGCTGAGCGCCCCATGCTCCTCAATCGCCGCATCGAGACCGGGCAACGCGCCGTCCTCGACGAACGTATTGACCAGAGCATCCGACAGGGCGTCGATCGGCAGCAGCGGCGGAGATGTCGATGTGCCGGCGAGCGCCCGGGCTGCATCGGCCTTTGTCTTGAAGACGTCGGCCTTTTCCTTCTCGGACATGCCCCAGAGCGGTGCCCACTCGTAATAGATATCCTGGTCACGCGAACCGAGGGCGCTGCGGATAATGCACTCATCGAGCCGGGCCATTGCCGGCGTCATCTCGACCGACTGCATGGCCTGCAAACGGTCGTAGTAGTTGCGCAGGTCGCTTTCGCCGGTGGCGTTCATGCCGGCCGGCGATTGACCGAGAAGACGGGTTGCCGGGATGTCGGCGGCGCCGGATACCAGCTGCATGAACGACATCAGCACGTCGGGAAGCGTGGCGAAGCTCGCCGTCTTCTGTTCGAACTCCTCTTCCTTGTCGAGGAGGAGGTCGCCGTTGATACCCTTGGCCGTGGCAGCGAGCGTGTAGCGTTCGAGGATCTTCTCGCGGTACCGCTGATCACCGACGTTCTGCATGAAGTCGGGGATACGGATGACGTTGACCTTGGCCTCGAAGACGAGGCTGGCAATGTTCGCCGCGGTACCGTCGGCCTGCTTGATCGCCTCGACGACCGACAGGAGCACGCTATCGCCCCAGCCTGCATAGGTCGTGGTGACGATCTCCTCGTCAGGCTGGGCGGCCCCATTGAAGACGACCAGTCGCGACGGGTGAATGTCGACCTGCACGCCGTCTGTCGATTTGATTTGATAGACCTTCGGCTTTCCGTACCATTCGGAGGCCGGGTCGCGCTCGATCTCGCCGGCGGTCAGATTGCGACGGGAGATAACCGTCAGGTACTTCAGGCCACCTTTGCCAACGCGCTCGACATCGAGCGGCTCGGTCAGGTTCTGATCGCCGGTACCGATGACGACGGCGGCGCCACCCCAGAGCCGAGCCTTGATCTTGGCTTCGAGGATCTTGCCCTTGACGTTGAGGCGCTTCTCTTCGGCCTCGATGGCTTCGATCTGAGCTTTCTTCGCCTGCCAGTCACGCCAGGCACGCACGCTGTCGAAAGCCGGGATATCGACGATCTTCCGCGGTAGCCACGCACCACGGTAGGCGTTGAGCAACTCCTCGTCCGAAAGCATCGGCATCGAGTAGAAGGTCGATGACGCCTTGTCCCGGCTGGTGCCGATGTTCGCAACCATGTTCGTCAGGCTGTCGCGGACGAAAGCGATGATGTTTCCCATGTCCGCTCCTAAACGTTCGCCAGCGTGTACGTGCTTGCGCTGAGAAGCGCGTTGAATGCCCGGCTCGTGCTGTCGGCGTCGTCATCGTGCGTCGCCTCAGGAAAGCCTTCGAGCGACGAAAACCATGCTGCATTCCAAGGGGCCCGAAGGACGAGGACGTTGCCTGCTTCCGCCTGAGCGGAGAACGGGCTGAACCGTGTCACCTTGTCACCGGATTCGGGCGTGGCCCGTACCGTGAAGCCGGCAAGCAGCTTCGTCAGGTTGGTGACCTGCGACTTGCCCGCCTGGCCCGGATCCTGCGGCAGCGATATGTGCACGTCCTTGCCATCGGCTTCCGCCGTGTTTCTGATGAGCCGCTCGACGCCTGACGGTGACAAGAAGTCGTTGCAGTGATGCGCCACGATGTAGCGGCCGTCGGACAACTTGCCGATCTTGGTGCCGGCGGTGGCATCTGGGTCGGTGCCTTCTGCCTTCGGCGTGGCCGCCATGTCCCAACCGCGCATCCATTTGACGACGCCGGCCGGGATCACATCGACGACCTCACACCAGCCACGCTGGAACAACAGCCCGGCGGCCGGCCTGATCTTCCAGTTGCCGCCGAGGAGGCGCTCGCGCTCAACAGTCGGCAGGGCCATCAGGTTGGCGAGGTAGCCGGGATCGGCTGCCATCAGCGCGGCGTTGTCAGTCAGCTTCGCCGGGACGAACGTCACCGACTTCGGCGGGATCGGCGTGCCGTCGACCGGGTTCTTGTATTCGGCGAGCTTTTCCGGATCATCGGCCCAGATGACCGCGTCACCGATGCGGACGAACCAACGAAGCTTGCCGGCCCGCTCTGGTATCGGGAGACCGGTATCCTGGTCGATCCACCACGAAATGAACTCGGCAACCCAACTATCCGCATCCGGGTTGCAGGTTGCCCTGACATACGGCCGGACGCCGCACATCGATCGGTTACGTGACAACAGGTACCAGAACTGCTTTGCACTGAAGTGCGTGAGCTCGTCGAAGCAGATCAGCGGGATCTGCGAACCCTGCCAGTTCGATACCGTCTTGTCGTGCTCGAGGTGGGCGAAGCTGACTGACGCCCCCGACGGGAACGTCCACGATAGATCCGGCGCCACCTTCGGCCTTGCGTTCAGGCTGGGATAGAGCTTCTCGCTCTCGTCCCAAAGGCCACCCTCGTTTCTGACCTGCACCAGCGTGCGCCGAAAGAACACGGCGCCGAACTGAGGATTGGCAACGTGGCGCAGCGGCTCCATGAGGAGCGCCCACGTCTTGCCGCCACCTGCCGACCCGCCGTAGATGGCGATGTCAGCTGGCGAACCAAGGAACTGTGTCTGCGGGCCAGCCTGCGGCCGGATGATTGTCTGGGCGCCCTGCCCTTGCTCAACCCCTGCCATTATCGGGCAACTGGAAGATCGTCACCGGAGAGACCGGCGCCGGAAGATCCTTGCCGTCCTTGCCCGTGATCTCGCGTCGGTTCGTATAGGCGCCGCCGACCTCTTCCGCCGCCTGCTTCAGCAACGACGATGCAAGCACCATGTTGCCCTGGGTCTCTGCCTTGTCTGCCATGCGCTGGAGAGCGCGGAGACGAACGGCGCGATGGCTGATCGCGATCGAGGCGGTGTCCTCAAGGAAGGTCTTGCGGGTCTCCTCGAAGAGCATTTTCCATTTCGCGGCGAGGCGCGCACCGGCCTTCTTGTTCGGGTCATAGGCTTCGATCGCCTGAGGCGTCAGCGTGACCGCGTAATCCTTCTTGAGTGCAGCGGCGACAACCGACGGGCTATCGAAGCAAGCCAGCGACTGGACGACAAAGGTCTGCTGCTCATGTGTGAGTTTTCGCTCGGCCATAGCTTTATCAGGACACCATCAGGATCAGGCGGCGCGAGCCTGGCAGGTCCCGCATGCACAGCCGATTAGGTCTGCGGTCATCAACGGCGGCTTTGACAGCGCCTCGACCAATTCCTTTACGCCCGCCTCTACTGCACCGTACCGAGCAGCCACGCCGATGAAGGCTTCCACATCATGGGAGCGCATCGTGTAGACCGGTAGCCCTGTGCTCTTTCGGAACTTCGGGGCGCCGAAGTCGTCAAGCTCCTGGGCGCAGTGTGAAAGCTCATGCTCGATCAGAGCACAGGCTTGTGCATCACTGGCCGATACCCAGAAGTTGGCATCGATCGTGATGATGAAATCTGGGACGGAGCCGAACCAACCGAGGACCTGCGCCTCTGCTCTTGCCCGGGCCCACTTGCCCATCATGCCCGCAGGCTGACCCATCTCGGCTTGACCGATGACGGTGCGGCCCTTCTTTGTGTTGCTCACTGTGGTCCACAGCATGCCGATCGACGCCGGGATGAGATGGGCGTGATCCGGGTTGAACATATCGCTGTCCGGATCGATGAAGGTATCGCGGGCCCAGGCTTCGAGTTCAGGAGCGGCCACGAAGGCGCATCCGCTGAAATCCTCGAAAATCTCTGATGGCGGTTGTGGGCGCATCAATTCACCACTTGCCTTTACACAACACACACGCGAACTTCTTCACCCCCGGTGAAGGATCAGTGGCGTTCCGCGTTTGGAGGTAAGCATGCCGATTGAGCAACAGTCAGTGCAGTCTCTGTTTATCGAGATGTACTTCGACCAGACCCGGTTGAGCACGGGGACGGCGTTCGTTGTCAGTGCGGTGCGCGGCAACGCTCTGATCACCAACAGGCACAATGTCACCGGCCGGAGGCAGGACAACAATCAACCACTATCGCCTCACGGCGGCGTCCCAAACAAAATACGCGTCTGGCACAATGCTGCTACCGGTCTCGGGAATTGGGGGTCGATCGATTATCCACTGTATGACAACAATGATGTCCCGCTGTGGGTGGAACATCCAGTTCTTGGGGCCGCAGCCGACTTTGTCGCGCTTCCTATCGATGTTCCTGATGTCGCGACAGTCTACCCATACGATTTAACGGCGCCGCAAAATGGCCTGTTAATCCGGGCGTCCGACCCACTCAGCATTATCGGATTTCCATTTGGGCAGGCCGCCGGCGGGTTATTCGGCATGTGGGTTACCGGGTTCGTCGCTTCAGAGTTGGACATCGACTACGATGCGAAGCCCATCTTTCTAATCGACAGCCGTACAAGACCCGGCCAGTCCGGTTCTCCCGTTATTGCTGCGCGTCGCGGCATGATCCACTACAAGAACGGGAACATCAACATGGGTGGTGAAGCTGTCGAATTCCTAGGGATATACAGTGGACGGATCAACGAGCAATCAGATCTCGGCTTCGTGTGGAAGCGGTCTGCCATCAAAGAACTTGTCGACACGCTTCGATAACGTGCGACCAACCACGAAATTCGCGACTGTCGCGTGGCCATGTGACGCGCTGTCTGATGTTGTCTTTCTGATGTAAGCGCGAAGCATTACCCCGGTCAGGTTTGAACCCTGCCTCCGCATGTGCGTCATCTGCTGTCTTGCCTTTGGACAACGCCTGCGCGAACTTCTCGTGGCGCGCGTTCTTTAGGACGGGCATAGGGGAACCTTGGGGAGGATGAGATTGCGCGACATGGCAATCCCGATTTCGATAGTGCTCGGCTTCATGATGCTGAGCTTTGCTGTTTTGTTACGGGACAACGACTTCGAGAGTTGCTTGTCGACCCTGAGCGCGAGCATGGAAACCAGGGCTGGCAACACCATCACCGAGAGGGCGGCGGCCTCCAGAGAATTTGCACTTGGCCGCATGTGCGCTGGGTCTCCGATCGGAAACTGACGCCCCTTTCTCTACTCTCATCCGAGGATACAGAGAGAAGCATCGGGGAACCGGGCCAGAGGTCCGGCTCCCTATTCAGGCATGCGAATCAGGGTCACAGGGGCTCATTTTGCTAATGACCGAGGTAAACACCCGACGCTTCCAATTTATCCGAGGCAGCGACATTCATCGAGATGGAATGTACCTGGAATTGTTGGATGTCGATGCCCAAACAACCGTTGCTGAGGTCTTCTACACAGACGCAACGGGAGCGCTGACGTTTAGTGCCTACGAACGAGACATTCCGCTTGAGGCCATTGAAGCGTTGATCGAACGGGGCAAACAATTGCTGACACCCTCGACCTCCGCCTAAAGACACTGGCGAGCTACCGGGCTGCTCTACTCCGACATGATGTTTATGATAGCAATTGCAACAGGAGCGACGGTGAACTGAGGAAACAGCCGCCTACGAAGCCCACGAAACCTAACGCTAACGCTCCGACGAACCCGTGGTTATCCCAACCATAGTGGGCGCCGATAGCAGTCGCCGCCAGGACGATCGATACCGACCACACGACCTTAAGCGCCGATACTGGCCGGCCACTATTTGTTGGCTTCTCGTCCGCCATCGCGACCCCTGCATATACGTCTACCTGCATGCTTTAATTGAGCGGTGTCAACAGTTCAAACAAGGCGGCAGGGGTGAAAGTCGCGACGACCAATACCCCGGGGATGAAGGCGACCATCCTGCGCATAGACTGCGGTCCTTGGGTGGTCGCGCTTGCCAACCTTAACCGCGCCCTAGCGTCCCCGTGATAGTGATTTATCGTCAACCAAAGTTAAGTGGTCATGAGCGAGACAGGAAAGTCGACGGAAGTAGAACGGTTCCCCCGCCTAAGAAAGATAGCAGCGGCGATAGGCCTCGCGGCATTTGGCCCTGCGACTCTCTACGGTGTGCTTGAAGCAACGATAGCTGGTGAAATCCGCAACAAATGGGGTGGGGTAATAGCGTCTGCCAAGGACGATGTCTTCGAATTTTACTTGCTCATACTTATCGGCGGCGGCGCCGCCCTGTTTATCACCGTACTGGGCGCCTTGTTTCTGTTCCTGCTTTACAAAGGGAGATCGCGCCGCGTCTAATCTGTTGCCGGATTCATCCGCCTCTCCGGCGGGAGGTAAAGGTCGCCATTGGCGTGGCGCTGGATCTCAGAATTTCGGCAATATTCGTCAAAGGCGGGAGGCGGTGACATCCTCCCTAAGGCCCGGCGAGTGTTCCCTCTAATCGAGGTCCGCGATCAGAACAGCCTGCAAATCACCAATGATTGCAGCGACATTAAGCGACTTTATCGATCAGTTCAAGCGGAAGATCGACGTGGACGAGACCGCCGAGGTATTCGACCACAGCTTTGATCGTGTTGCGGCCGGTGACGTCGAGGACGGTTGCCAGCATGCCGCCAACCAGGCGGTGTTCGGGCGCGATTCGGACGGCTGCATCCTTCGGGAACTCCTGCTGCAGTTGCTTGCGGCTACGCTTCTTCCGGGCGTCACGCTCGCGCTGTAGGGCCGATCCAGCCATGTCTTCGGCTTGGCGAATGCTCGCGACCTCGAAGTCTGAGATACGCAGCGGGTAGCCGGCAACGCCGAGGATCGCCGTCACACCGTCAACGCGCGATAGCCGGTAGAAGTCTCGCGTCGGCAGGTAGACGAACGAGTAGCCGACGATCATGGCGAAGCGGCGCTCGATCAGTTCCTTGGTTCGGTGGTGTTTGATGTCCTTCCGGAACGACGGCATGTAGATTTCGATGTCGGCGTCGCGGAGGTTTCGCTCGATGATGAACTCGCCCTTGCGGTCCTCGGTCTCGCCTATCCGCGGCGTTGCAGGACGCTGGGTTCCGGGTCGGGTCTTGATTGCGTACCAGCTCATTGGGGGTTCTCCTATTCGATCCAGCCGGAGCGAAGAGCCAGGCCGACAAGGCCGGTGGCCTTAGAAGCGCCTGCTTTGCTCATGGCGTTGATGATGTTGCGATTGACTGTGTGGATGCTGATTCCCATGATCGTGGCCGCCTCTTCCGCCGTTTTGCCGAGTGATAGCCATTTGACCGTTTCGAGTTCTCGGGCGGCAAGCGGGCAACCTGCGTCTGGTCGGGGGCGAGGCTTATGCTGCATGGCTGGCCTCGTCGTCGGTCCGTGCCTCGGAGACCTCGGCTTCGATCTTGCGGCGGAAGGCCATCTGCTCGGCGCCAACTTCCCACCAGTCGGGCAGTTCTTTGATCTTGGCCCAGTATTCGGCCTTCTCTGGCGACATTGGCTCGTGAACGACGATGCCCCGTTCTTTGGCCTTGGCCTCCTCGTGGTCCTGGCGGAACTGGGCCAGCCGGGCGCGAACGCGGGCCATCACCTCCGGCGAGCGGTCGACCTCCGGAGCGACGCCCTTCATCGCCGAGGCGATCTCGCGCTTGCGGGCCAGATCCTCGCGGGCCGCCCTCGCCTCCTGCTTCGCCAGCGCGGCGAGGATCGGCGGCTTCGGGATCATGCCGAGCAAGATATCCGGGTTGCCGGCGTAGTCGCCCTT